TTACCGGGTAGGAATCTGATAACGGCATAACCATTACCGGCTTTATCTACTGTAGGTTTCCACACTCTTTCATCTACGTAAGATTTTTGTTCACCTCCGCCAGATGCTTGTGCTGCTTCTATGATTTTATTGATGTTAGTGCCGCGATTGCGTTTTAATGTTTCAAATGACATAGTATTGTCTCCTTATTGCTGAAATATTAACTGTAGTATTTTTTTGTATAGTATTATATATACGACTATTCAAAAAGTGACGAGTCAATGGAAGTCTTCTTTGGTAGATAGTTCAAATCCATTGCCTCTGCTTCAAGCTTATCTCTAATTACTGGTGATACAAACTTTCTTACATCTTCTGGTTCAATATCATTTTTATCACATACGTGTAATATTGCATCCATATAAGGTATTTTAAGTTCAGCCACCGTACTTTCAATAAGCTTAGTAAATTTAGACTTTGTTAAAAATTGTTCTTCTATTTTCATTTATCTAAAACTCTTAATAATATTGTATCTTTATTAATCCTACCATTTGGTACTTTAGTTTTTGTTTTAAGAGTTTGCCAAGCAGCATCTATTTGCTTTGGAGTTTTCTGTAAAACAATCGGTAGGAAATCAAGTGGCTTACGTAAACATATAGTTCTACTTAAACCTTTTGATATATTCTTAATTGTTGAACCAGATATTTCAAATCCATTGACACTTTCGGTAACATATTCAGTAACCATTTTACTTTTAGTATTGAATGCATATAACCGAGTCTTTGTAGGTATTTGAATTGGATTAATAGATACGATTTTATAATCATTATCTTCTTTTTTGTATTGCACTCTTGCAACTTGCTTATCAACTGATTTAGGTCTTTTAACCTTTACATTTCGAGTTGCTTTAGTTGCAGACCTTATTCTTTCAAGATCTTCAAGCATTGCTTTACAAACTTTAATTCTGTGATTGAGAGTTGACCTTTTAAGGTGGGAGTAACCTTCAACTGCCTGTTCACATCTTTTATGATAGGCATCCTCATAATCAAGGAGCCAACCCTCAATCATAGGCTTAACGTGACTTATTGCAGTATTGGTTAAGCCATGGTACTTGAATCTATCGTATATATTGATTGTGGCATCGTCACCATCGATCCACTTGTCTTCAAGATCAAGTAATTCTTGCATAATTGTATTGTTAATTTTTCTCATTAACTTTACGGCTGGTGATATTGAAACAACGTTATTAGCTTTTTGTTTTTCTTCATATATGACTTTACCTTTTTCAATTAAAGGTATCATCTTATCAAATAAATTATTTAAAAAATCTTTAGCAATATTGCCATCAGCATCATTGTTTTTATATAAGTCATTGTTATACCAGAAAGCAGTAGCTGCGTGATGTGTCATTGAAAAATGATATTCTGGATTTGCTAAAATATATTTAGACGGTTCCGGAAAGTTTTTCTTAACCCATGTCTTAACTTGACTTACACAATCTTTTTTATCAACTTGTAAATGGAAGTAATCCTTTACTGCGTTGAATCCTTTATCAACTGGAATACCAGCTAAACCTGTACGAGCTCTTGCTCTTATAACTTTCTTTTTGGTTTTTCTACCTTTTAATGCTGTCAAACTCATAAATTATTCTCCCTTATATAATTTCCAACTGCGCCTTTTACCATATTTGGATATTCACCTAAGTAAGTACCCGCCACTAACATATCTTTGGTGAGTAGATATTTGTGTGGATGATCGATTGCATCCCAATTATCTAAGATATGTTTTCCTAATTGATCAAACTCTTGATCAGTTATTAAATTTTTATCAAGAACATAATATGCATAAGAGCACATTAAATATTTTGCTACAGGATTTTTCATTAAGCGTGACCTCTTAACTTAAGAGATTCATTCATTGCTTCAGTATCGGTATAATACTTATCCTGATGAGCAATATTAATTTTAGTAGATATGGCAGCAGCCAATCCACTATTCTTTTCAATTAACTTTTGAGCAAATTCATCTTGGTGAATTGGTGACATTGCTTCTAGTTGTTTGATAATTGTATCATAATTAAACATAATATAAACTCCCGATTTTTTATTATAGTTATATTCTACCATAGTTTTCAGCAAATGTAAAGGAAAAAGTGATTAACATATTAATTAGTTTCTCCTCATGGTTGAATATTCTTTTGCGTCCGCATCTTTATTTACCGGAACCATGTTTGATTTGTGCATGGTTGCGATACCGGTAATGAACGTGCCAGTATACGCATTTTGTTTTGACTTACCAACAACCTTACCTACATAGTTGCTTGTTGGTAGAGACCGTGAATGCTCCTTATAATTAGGAGCCTTGATTCCTGAATCTTTACTTTTATTCTTAAGCTGTGATGGATGCACACCACGTGACATAAGCCATTTATCATGTTCAGCTTGAGCTTTTTGCCAGCCTGCTTTACGAAATGGTTTTTTTGTTTTTTTACTATTATTGTTATTGTAGTAAACCGGCATTAAATGCATTGTCATTTTATAGCTCCAAATAAATTAGTTAAATCAATATAACCATAGTTGACTGCAAATAAAATAAAAAGGACAATCATTATTACAACTGCATTACGAAAGAACCAGCCAACTATGGAAAAGAATACACCTACAATCAATGCACCAGCTACCGCGAAGAAGAGGAGTTGAAGAAATAGTGGTAGCATTGATTGTATTTCTGATGGACTAGGCATGTGTAGCCTCCAAATTCTGTGGGGCGGCGATCACTACATCTAACCTTACCGACCGATGGGTCCGCCCCATGGTAAGGCTAGGGAACGTTTTATACTCCACCGATGATTCCCTGGGTAGTTCCGTACCTGTAAATCCCGCTGTGCTTCTACTTCTGCCTAATGCAACTTTTCCATCACACAACTTGGTGGTTGCTTTCGCTATGTCATTATATTTCTCCATTATTTTAATCAATTCTTTTTCCATTATAGATATATTCTACCACAGTTTTTAGCAAATGTAAAGGAAAAAATGCATTTAAGTTAAAAAAAGTGATTAACATATTAACTAAGTCCTGTATCTTTGTATTTCATCTGGCCCAGAATTAGTTGATAATTCTGGACTTTTATTTTTAATTGCACGAAGTTCTTCATTAAGTTCTTTGATACGTTTATACAACGCATACTTTTCTTTAGTTTCTTCGGCTAATTGCTTTTTTAGTAATTCAACTTCAGTGAATCGTTGGATCTTCGTCATCGTCAAATTCCTCTAATTTGAAAATAAATTCTATACCGTTATCATTATGAGCCTGATGAACTAGCTCGCCAAGTTCATAGTCTTTATCTTCAACAGTAAATACTATTTCGTTTTCGTCATTAAATTTTTTTAGGGATGCTTTTTTGAAATCTATTATATTTGATTTTTTCTTAGGCATATTAAAACTCCTTTTCTATTATATTAATTCTACCACACTTTTAACTAAATGTAAAGGAAAAAGTGATTAACTTGTTAAATGTTTTGCATGAATTCTACAACCTATAAAGTTGTTGTAGTAATCATCTCTAAACAATACATTGTGGTCGAACTGAAGCTTTGCTTCATAATAAGACATTTCGCCTTTTGTTTTACAGAGTTTTAATATTTCACGTTTAAATCCTTCTTGTCCATGTTGTTCCACAAGTTTGCATACTTGATTGGACGAGCTGTAGTAATCTTTCCAGTTTGATTCAATACGTGTTCGTACACGTCTCTTACGTGTTTTATTGATGGGAAGAACTTTAGGTTTCCAGAAGTTTTTCTTTCCAATATACTTTTTGTTGGTATGAAGTTCGGTGATTTGATATACAAAGCCTTGATATTCCTCCGGTGTTATTTCAAATAATTCATTATTATAGTACCACATAAAGTTATTTATTCTTTTTTATAGACGGCCCCTCGTAATGCCAGTGGACTCGTTGCTTGTAATATTGGCGTATTGATACCTATTGGTAAAGGTTTAGTAGGTTCAAATTTTGGTAGCAATGGTAGTAAGATTAGAAAATGAAAGAAGTAATATGCGGTGCATATTCTAGTTGCCAATACGTACCACCCTTCAGCAGGCATTGCACCTAAGTAACCTAACGCTATGCAATCAAGAAATAATATCCAAAAGAATATTCTATATAATGGTCTGAAGTTACTACTTCGTATTGGTTGTCTATCAAGCCAAGGTAATATAAACAATACAGCGATTGCACCAAACATTGCAATAACACCACCTAGTTTATCAGGCACTGCTCGTAGTATTGCATAGAAAGGTAGGAAGTACCACTCTGGAACAATATGAGCAGGTGTCACCATAGGATTAGCTTCTATGTAGTTATCTGGATGACCCATAAAATTAGGAAAGAAAAATACAGCTGCGGCAAAGAATGTTAGAAATATACCTAATCCAAATAAATCTTTTATTGTATAATATGGGTGAAACGGTATAGTGTCTTGTGTTCCTTTTACGTCTATACCTATAGGATTATTTGAACCAAATCGATGTAACGCAACTAAATGTAAAATCACTGTCCCCACTATAACAAATGGTAATACAAAGTGTAAACTAAAAAATCTATTTAATAATGCATTGTCAACACTAAAGCCACCCCATAACCATGTCACAAATTTTTCACCTATCAGTGGTATCGCACTAAATAGATTTGTAATGACAGTTGCACCCCAAAAACTCATTTGACCCCATGGTAATACATAACCCATAAATGCAGTTGCCATCATAAGTAATAATATTAACACGCCAAGTATCCATAGAAGTTCACGCGGCGCTTTATAAGATCCGTAATATAATCCTCGAAATATGTGTATATAAGTAACTATGAAAAAGAAACTAGCACCGTTCATATGAATGTATCTTATAAGCCAACCGTGATTAACGTCTCTCATGATTCTTTCAACTGAATCAAATGCGTGATCAACGTGTGCTGTATAATGCATACTTAAAACTATACCGGTGACAATCATTATTACTAATGATATACCTGCTAAAGAACCGAAGTTCCAAAAATAGTTTAAATTTTTTGGTGTAGGATATTCATTGAGTTCATGATTCATAAACGTAAATATTCCAAGTCTATGATCAATCCAATTAACTACAGGGTTTTTAAATTTCTTTTTTCTTCCCATTAAAAATCTACATCTCTTCCGTTTATACTGTAAGTACTTCCATTAAATCCTTTGTCCATCTTTTCTTTATCAGTTAACTTTTCACTGTCAACTCTTTTCGATGGATTGAACTTCTTCGGCTTCGGCTCGTCTTCCACAACTCGGGCAGAAAACAGGTTCTTTATACGATGCCACATAGGAAGTCTCATCGCATTCTTCGCAATCTATCTGGTAATCTTTCAATTATCTCTTCCCTTCTTTTGGCGGTCGCTTTACTCCACTCAGCTATTTCCTGAGTTGACCTACCGCATCCGATACAAAAATCGTTTTCTAGTGTACAAACTTTTATACAAGGTGAAACCACTTTAGAAATCGATTTCACAGGCGCCACCTGCACAGGCGGCCGCAGCGAGTGTATCAACATCGGTATACTTCTTTTCTGTTATATCTTCTTTCCAATCAATTTGTTTTAAATTTGATTGAATCTTTTTCCATTTATGAAATAGGTAAGCATCTTTTAAACAACCTTCAGATACTTTAGTATCTCCATCACAATAGTTATTTGCAAAGTTTTCAAACCTACGTACCCAATCTTTTCTAGCAGAATTTTCTGAAGACTCTACTGATAGATCTAAGCCAAAGCCTTGTGCGGTTGAACATGCATCCCATAAATTTGGAAATACTTTAAGTGCATCCACTACTAAACCTGATGCAAATATTGAAGCATCACCGTATTTCTTAACCATAGTTTTAGAATCGATGACACCGGTGTTAGGTGCTTGGTTGTAGTCCTTATCACCACTCATAGGTAAGAACGAAATACCTGCAAAAGCATCACGATTCTCATATACATATTTTTCTACTTCATCCCAGTCATCTACTATGATTGTATTAGATACGTTATGTCTTACGCCTTTGTCAGCACACAACTCTTCGTTAGTGCCAGCTTCAACCCAATGCTTTTGAGCTTTCTTAACTAATTCTAAATGCTTAACACCTAATAAGTCATCTTTATATAAAGATCCTTTCTTAGGTAATATTGGAAATGAAACAACAACATCTGTTCCACCGGCTGACCAAACTGACTCTTCAACCATATATGGATTAGTCTTCATGATTGCTTGGGTAATTTCTGATTCTTTATTCATCTGCACATTTCTGATGTACATATTAGAATGTTCGGCATGAATACCAGATGCAGTTTGTAATAACACAGATGCATTACCACTCGGTTTTACACAAGTAGTTCTTGCTGCTGCATTAATACCTATTATTTGAGAAACTTCTCTATTCACTTCTTTAACTATCTGTGCGCCTTTTTCAAGTATCTTTTCATTAAAAAGAATATCTGGATTATTCATCCATCCTGTAATTGAAACTCCAAGTAAAGCCTCTCTATCAAAAATAAGTTTTGATGTATCAGTTAAAAACTTGAAGTCTGTGTACCCTGCTTGTAGGGTACCGAGGATAGACGCCGCTCGGCATGCCTTATAAAAGTCTTCCTCGGTATTGCATTTGCCTCCGTTGATTTCAGTTAGGTTACAACCTTGCCAACCTGACTTCTTATTGATCTGCGGATACATACCAATCTCAACACATGGATTTGTAGTATGTTCAGTAGATTCAACGAAGACGAATCCGGGTTCACCGAATTGTTTGACTGATTCCATGATTTTGCCAAACTCTTCTGGTGTGGTCTTATCTCTTACAATAACTGCAGAGTTATTTGACCTTCCTCTTTGAGGATTATCCATAAACCAATTACCAGTTTTTGCATTCATCATTTCTTCATCATCTGGTGAAAAAAGACAAATTGTTGCAGACCTACGAACGCCACCTGATAATACTGCATCTGCTGCATGCATAGTTATATCATAAGCTGTTATAGGTTTTAGTGATAGTGGTTCTTTGGAATCTAATACAATACCTTGTAATAAGTGTTCTATTTTATCTAAAGACCTACGTAAACCATTTGGTCCTGGTGCTTTAAATCCACCAGAGATTTTGGCTCCTTTTGGTCTTATTTGTGATAGATCGAAGTACACTCTTCTTCCTTCGTATTCTGGATATTTACCTCCACCAACGAAGAAGGAAGACATTAATACATCTAAAGCTGAAGCCCAACCTTCAATTGAATCTTCAACTATATAACCTTTCGCCTGTTTAGTTCTATTTTGAATTTTCGGTAATTTTTTGATGTGGTGTTTTTGTACAGAAAATCCTGCACCAGCACCGCATAATAAGATATAAAATACCTCACCAAAAAACTCCGGCCTATTAATATATGAAGATGTACAATTGTACATTCTCATTTGATGTTTCATTAATTGGTCACCACCAAACTGTAGAGCTCTTTGAGCACCAAGAACTCGTTGTTCTTTATATGCTGTACGTGCTTCTTCTACGTATGGTTGTAATTTATTATTGCTAGTAATATAATTTTGTTCGTGCATATCTATTACACGATCAACAGCCTCATCCCATGTTTCATATCTACCATCGCTCTCTTTAAATCTTGAGTAGCCTTCATAGAACTTAGTTTGAGACAAAAAATCTCTTGTGTCAACAAATTGTTGCATCTCGTTATCCTCTATATTTTTTGATTATCTGTAATTATTATATATTAAAAATGATATTTTGTAAAGGCTTTTTTACTGATTTTTTGAAAAATATTTTTCTATCATTTCAATTCTATCATAAGCAGTTGCCATCTTATCGAGTTCAGCAATTACTGCTTCAGTTACATCACTGTGTTCACCTATACCTGCCGGCATAGTTTGGTATACTTTAATGTTAGCTTTATGTACTTCAAGTTGTCCTTCAGCTTGTTTCTTAGCTGCCAATATTAAATGATCACCTGCTTTCATAATTATCTCCTAAAAACGTTTGCGTTTACTTTTCTGTGTTTGTTCCAAGCAACAAATCCACCTATCCTTAATGCCCAATAAGCTAATTTATTTAATAAATGAAATCCATTAACTTCTATGTTTATATCTCGGAATATTTCATCCGCTTTCTTTTGTGTAATAGTTCCTATAGTTCTCTTTTTATTTATTTTCAATAATGTCGCGTACTTATATGCAAAGTCATGTACTAATCCACCCATTAACAATACGCCTGTAGGTGATAGCCATGTATGTAAGAATTTTGGAA